CTAGTGAATCTACGATTGAAGGTTTGTGTGGACGTTTTGGGAGGATCACTTCATTTTCTTGGAGTGTTACTCAAGCCGATGGCACTGATTTGTTGACTCTTGATTTGTGCTCGTTGTTTCTCGATGATGCTCATCGTTTGAATTGGTTTAATACTACGCAACTTCCTTTGAATGTTGCTATTTTGAATCTTTTCAAGTTCATCCATTGTGATGTGGTTTATCGGTTTCACGCCGTGAGAACCAAGTTTCACTCTGGGCGTTTGATGGCTTCTGTTGGCTATGGAAGTACTGATTCTCCTCCCTCATTGAAACAAGCTTTATACAACCAGATTATGGATTTCAATGGGGATAGTAGTGTTGCTGAGATTGTTGTTCCTTACAACAATACTCAGGAGTACATCTGTGCTTTTGATAATTACAGAGGACATGATGGAGCTTCTCGTTTTGCGTCAGTATTCGTTTCAGTTTTGAACGAATTGCGTGCTGCGAACGAGGTTGTGGCTGATAATGTTACTGTGATTGTTGAAATTGGATTTCAGAATGTGAGAGTAGCAGTTCCTACTGGTTATTCTCCGATGACACTTGGTGGTGATCAATCGCGCATTGTGATGTTCAAAGCAGAAGGTGAGGAACCAGAGGATCCTAATGTTGCTGAAAATCGTATGGTGGTCACAGCCACAGTTCCTCCTGTTCCAAATCCAAGTTGTCGAGTAGAGTTGGGTGAGAAATTTGAATATAATGTGAAAGACTTGCATGAAGTCCTTCGACGTTATAATTTCTGTCCTTTTGCTGATGCTAATAGGCAGACTGTCTATGATAGTTTGTCTAAAACTTCTTCTTATGAGGTCATCTCTATTGCTGTCACACCGCAGTGTGAACTAGCACAGATTTTCGCTGCTTGGTCTGGTACCATGAAGTATCGAATTTATGCTGAGTCTAATAGCTACTGCACTGTGACTTACATGCCGACTCGATCTGAAGTTGATTGGAGTACCATTATGACAGGGCAAACTGCTTATGCTTTGGCTCCTCATACGTCAGCAGATGATGACACTTGGTGTCAAGCTCCAGTTTTCCCTCCCTATTTGGCTAGGGAAGTGATGTATCCCATTGGTAGTATGAGTTTTATTGACGTGAGTGTACCTTTTTACACTCAGCGTAACATGCTTCCAACTTCTAGGGATTGGGAGAGAGCTTCTGATCACGTGAATCAGTTTCCACAGGGTTCAGCGAATGGGCATTTGCTAATTCGTGTTCCTACGGACACAAAGATTCATGTGTATTGGGCAGCTGGTG